ACACAATTAGAAAGAATAAAAAATGACGTTACTATTAATCAGAATTTATCAAAACAAGCTGAATTAACAAAAGATTTAAAAAATGCCTTTGAAAAAATAGGTGAATCTGTCAATAATGATATTAAAAATGGAATTGCAGGACTTATAAAAGGCACATCAACTCTTGGAGATATGCTTAATAATGTTGCTGATAGATTTTTGGATTTAGCTTTAAATCAAGCTTTATTCGGTTCAGCTTTAGGTTCAAAAGGACAAAAAGGTGGCGGTATTTTAGGTGCTCTTGGTTTATTTGCTGAAGGTGGTAGACCTCCTGTTGGTAGACCTTCAATCGTAGGAGAACGAGGTGCTGAATTATTTGTTCCAGATAGAGCAGGTACAATAATTCCTAACGATAAATTAGGTGGTATGGGAAGTGTAACAAATAATGTTGTTGTGAACGTAGATGCTTCTGGTTCTGAGGTAGAAGGAGATGAAGAAGGAGGTAGACAGTTAGGAACTTTGATAGCTGTTGCAGTACAGGGTGAAATTGTAAGACAAAAACGACCTGGAGGTTTACTTTCTAGATAAATGGCAACCTTTCCTTCAATTACACCCACTTACGGGACAAGAAAAACTAACAGCCCAATTGTAAAAACAACACAATTTGGTGATGGGTATCAACAGCGTGTTCAGTTTGGGTTAAATCAAAATCCGAAAGTTTTTAACTTGACATTTAATGTCAGCGAAACTGATGCTGATACCATAGAAACTTTTCTTGATGCTCGTGGTGGAACTGAAAGTTTTGATTTTACTCCACCTGGTGAAACATCTTCAAGTAAATTTATTTGTAAATCTTGGACAAAATCTATGCCATATAATAAGCGAGCTACAATTAATGCAACATTTGAAGAGGTATTTGAAGCATAATGGCAATTCCTGTTTCTGAATTACAATCAATAAACCCTGGTTCAATAATTGAACTTTTTTCTATTGAACTAAATACAGCTTTGCATGGGTCAAATACAATATATCGTTTTCATAATGGTGCAAATTTAAAGGCTAATGGAGAAGTTGTATGGGCAGGTAATTCTTATCTAAGATTTCCTATCGAATGTAGTGGTTTTGAATTTGGTTCTACAGGTACATTGCCAAGACCAACTATTACTGTAAGTAATATTTTAGGAACTATTACTGCCATAATGAATGATGTTAATAAAAATACAGTTGGAAATGATTTAAATGGTGCAAAATTTATAAGAATTAGAACTTTGGCACGTTTTTTAGATGCTGTCAATTTCGATTTTAATACAAACCCATTTGGTACACCTGATCCGACAGCAGAATTTCCACAAGAAATTTATTTCTTAGATCGAAAGGCAAATGAAAACAGAAATGTTATTACATGGGAAGCTCAATCTGCTTTAGATTTAATAAATGTTAAACTTCCTAAAAGAGTAGCAACTAGAACAATTTTTCCTGGTATTGGAGCATTTTTAGGATGAGTTGGAAAGATACAGCATTACAACACGCAAAAAAAGATGCACCTTACGAGGCTTGTGGTCTATTAGCTATACATAAAGGAAAAGAAAAATATTATCCTTGTAAAAATATTGCTGAAGATTTGACGGATCAATTTATTATAGATCCCGATGATTGGATAAAAACAGAAGATGAGGCTGAGATTACTGCGGTAGTTCATAGTCATCCAAATCATCCTTCAACAGCTAGTGATGCTGATTTAGCTAGTTGTGAATATTTGGATTTACCTTTTTATATAGTTTCGCCAGAAACTGAAATCTGGTCATATTATGAACCATCTGGATATAAGAAAGGTTTAATTGGTAGAGAATGGGTATGGAATGTACAGGATTGCTGGAGTCTAGTTGAAGATTGGTACAAAGAAGTAAGAAATATAAATATAGAACATTGGCCTAGACCTAAAAATCTTAAAGAATTTAGTAATAATCCTTTATTTGAATATGGATTGCCAAAAGTAGGTTTTAAAGAAATAGAAAGTACGATAGATTTAAAACAAGGTGATGTTCTTCTTATGGATACAACTAAAACTGGTAAATTAGATCATGTAGCTTTATATCTTGGGAATCAAACTATTCTTCATCATTGCATAAAAAAACTTAGCTGTAGAGAAACATATGATCAAGATTATATAAACTGTACTAAGAAAAGGTATCGTTATGCTCAGTAAAATAAAAGTCTATGGAAGATTAGCAAGATTTATAGGGGAACGCACTTTTGAGGCCGAAGTTAATTCACCAATAGAGGCTTTTAAATTTTTGATAGCTAATTTTCCAAAATTAGAGTCTCATATATTACAACAAAATTATTGTGTAAAAGTTGGAGATTATCAAATTAATGAAAAAGAAATGGACATTCCTGTTGGTAGTCAAGAAATAAAAATAGTACCAGTTGCAGTTGGTGCTGGAGAAGGATTTGGTAAGTTTTTAGCTGGAGCATTAGTTGTAGGTCTTGTTATGGCAACTGGAGGTGCTGCTGGAGTAGGTTTAGGAGCAGGTGGAGGTTTAGGTTTTGGAACGGCAGCAGGTGCAGGTTTTGGAGCTAAATTATTAGCAGCAGCAGGTAATTTTGGAATTTATATGGCTTTGTCTGGTGCAGCAGAAATGATAAGTCCAACACCAAGACCACCAGGGATTTCAGATGATCCACGAGAACTTAATTTTTCATTTAGTGGTGTTCAAAATACAAGTAGGGCAGGTACAGCTATACCAATAGTTTATGGGGAAATTTTTACTGGATCGCTAGTAGTATCAGCAGGTCTTGATAGCGAGGATCTTTTATAACAATGGCACAAGCTACTGTAAAAGTAAGTGGTGGATCTGCGGGTAGTGGCCGTCCTACAAGTTTCTTCGGGATGATTGTAGAGATTTCTCGTAATCAGAAATCACTTGAAAGCAGACAAGCAATAAATATTATAGAAGTGTTATCAGAAGGTGAAATAGAGGGTTTCCCATCAGCAGCAGGTTTAACACAAGGAACTGATGCTTACAATAAGGCAGCTTTAAAAGATGTGTTTTTAGGCAAAACACCAATAGTAAAATCAAGTGCTGATCCTAATAATATTTTAGATTCTGATTTTAATTTTCAAAGAATAACATTTGAACCTCGTTTTGGTACTACAAATCAAACACATATTAAAGGTATTAAGGATATTGAAACTGAAGAAGCCGTAGGAGTTGCTGTTACTAATGCACAATCAGTAACTAGGACAATAACACAGTCAGATATTGATGCCTTAAGAATAACTGTAAGATTTGATGCCTTACTTAATATAAATTCAAAAGATGGTAAAAATTTAGGCGATTCGGTTGGTATATTTATAGTAATAACTGACAATAATGGAGTAACTCAAACTTTTGATGAATCAACAAATGCTTCATTAAGAGTCAGAGGTAAATCAAGAACCGCATATACCACAGATTACAGAATAAATTTAAAACCTAATATTGCATTTCCTATACAAGTAACAGTTGGTAGAACTGATCCTGACGATAGTTCAACAACTAGGACAAATACATTTTCATGGAGTTCATTTACTAAATTAATAGACCAACAAAAAGCATATCCAGATATAGCACATCTTTTTTTACGTTTTGATTCTCAGCAATTTCCATCAATACCACCTCGTATGTACAAAATTCGTGGTGTTAAGATTAAGATTCCACATAATGCAACTGTAGATCAAACAAATGGCAGATTAATTTATACAGGAACTTTTAATGGAACCCTTACTACAACTACACATTGGACAAGTGATCCTAGTTGGATATTATTTAACTTGCTCACAGAAACTCGTTTTGGGCTAGGAGATCATATTACTGAAACTCAATTAGATAAATATGCTTTTTATAGTGCTTCTGTTTACTGTTCTGAATTAGTTGATGACGGCCAAGGTGGACAAGAACCACGCTTTTCATGTAATACAGTTTTGCAAAAAAGAGAAGATGCCTATGAAACTGTAATGGCTTTAAGTTCTGTTATGAGAGGAATGACTTTTTGGGGTGCTGGATCTCTTACTCTTACTCAAGATAGACCAACTGATTCGTCTTATCTGTTCAACTTATCTAATGTAACCCAAGAGGGATTTTTATATTCTGGTACAAGTTTAAAAACAAGGTCTACTGTTGTATCTGTATCTTATTTTGATATGGAAAATCAAGAATTAAATTTTGAAACTGTTGAAGATACTACTGCTAAAAATAAATATGGAATTATTCAGAAAAAAGTAACAGGATTCGGTTGTAGTTCCAGAAATCAAGCTAGGAGATTAGGTAGATTTATTTTATTTGAAGAACAAAATGCTACAGAAACCATAAACTTTTCTACTGGAATAGCAGAAGGTGTAATCGTAAGGCCAGGTCAGGTAATTGAAGTAAGTGATCCTTTAAAAGCAGGTAAAAGAAGGGGTGGTCGTATAAAATCTGCAACTACAACTACTGTAACTGTAGACGATACCTCACAAACAGATTTAGATAAAACAAATAGTCCTACATTAAGTGTTGTTTTACCAAATGGAACAGTTGAAACAAAAAATGTTGTAGATATTGTTGGTGATGTAATTAGTATTAATTCTGCTACTCCTTTTAGTACTGCACCAAATGCTAATAGTGTTTGGATTTTACAAAATACAACTCTAGAAACTACTCAATGGAGAGTTGTCGGGGTTTTGGAAGATAAAGATAACTATACAATTACTGCAACATCTTATATACCAGGAAAATATGCTTTTATTGAAGATGGCACAGCATTACCGGTAAGAAACATAACTGTGTTAAATCAGTTAGTAGCTGCACCATCAAGTCCAACAGTACAAGAAGAATTTTTTATAGAAGGAACTGCTGCAAGAACAAAATTAAACATTAGTTTTAATCCAGAGCCGTTGGCTAGTATGTATTTATTAGAAGTAAAATATAATAATGGCAATAGTACAGTTATAAGATCAAGAAGTAATGAAATTGAAATTTTAGATTCTTTAGCTGGTAACTATGAATTTAGATTATTTAGTTTAAATGCGTCACTTGAACCTTCTGCTAACCCACAGACTTTTTCATTTAATGCCGTAGGAAAAACTGCTATACCTGCTGACGTTACTGGTCTAACAATAGAACCTATTAGTACTAAAACAGTTAGATTACGTTGGAATTTATCCACTGATATAGACGTAACACATGGTGGAAGAGTTTATGTAAGACATAGTACCAAAACTGATGGTACTGGTACTTTTTCAAATGCAACAGATTTAGTACAGGCATTACCAGGAAATTCTACATTTGCAGATGTTCCATATTTAGAAGGTGAGTATATTCTTAAATTTCAAGATGATGGCGGTAGGTTTAGTGCTGGAGAAACAAGTGTAATTGTTGATTTACCTGACACACAGGGTTCTTTATTAGCGTTAACAAGAAGAGAAGATTTAGATACTCCAAAATTTCAAGGGACGAAAACAAATGTTGCTTTTGATGCTACAACAAATGCATTAACTCTTACAGGTGTTGGTCAGTTTGATAGTATTGTTGATTTTGATGCAGTACCTTCATTGGATGATATTGGAGGTGTTTCATCATCTGGTACATATGAATTTGGTGGAGCAGCAGCAACTTCTTTCTTAGATTTAGGTGCTGTGTTTAGTCTTGATTTAAAACGTCATTTCTTAACAGAGGCATTTTTCCCGTCAGATTTATTTGATGCTATTTCAGATATAGATGCAAGAGTAGATTTTGATGGATCTATTGCTACAAAAGTAAATGCTGAAATGCTTGTAGCGGTTACACAAGATGATCCCTCAACTGGTACGCCAACATATACAGCTTTTCAGACATTTGCTAATGGAACTTATAAAGGTCGTGGTTTTAAATTTAAGGTAAATATGACAAGTGGAGATCCTGACCAAGATATTAGAGTTACACAGTTAGGCTATACAGCTTCATTGCAAAGAAGAACGGAACAAAGCACTACAGCTATTACTAGCGGTGCAGGTGCAAAAGCTGTAACATTTACAAATACATTTTTTACAGGAACTTCTAGTATTGGAGGTGTAAATAGTAATCTTCCTTCGATAGCTGTACAACCTGTAGGAAGCTTTGCTTCTGGAGACTTTTTTGAGATAACGAATGTATCAGGTACAGGATTTACAGTACATTTTAAAAACGCATCAAATGCGTCAATTAGCAGAGATTTCACATATCAGGCTGTCGGATTTGGTAAGGGATGATAAAATAAAATAAAATATTGCAGAAATGGCAAGAGTCAATAGTACAACTAAAGAATCAGGTAATAATTTTAATGTAGCTAATGGTACTGGTGCTGCGGTTCGTGCAGGTATAAATGATATTTTTACAGCATTAAGAACAATAAATAGTGCAAGTGGAGATCCATCTGGTGATGCAAATGTAGTTCAGTTTCAACCACATATAGATTCATCAACAAATTTATTAAAAATATGTACTGCTGTATCTTCTGGAACGGGTACTTTTACAACGATTGGAAATATCACACAGGCAAATTTAGGTTTAATGCCAAAAACAGGTGGTACTTTTACTGGAAAAATAACACATAATTATACTAATTCATTAAATTTACCTGTAGGAACAACGGCTCAGAGGGATGGCAGCCCTGCCGTTGGAATGTTTAGATATAACAGCACTCTTAACGTCTTTGAAGGTTATAAAAACACAGGATGGGGTGAAATTGGTGGAGGTGCTGGAGCTACAGGAGGGGGCACAGATGAGGTATTTGTCGAAACAGATCAAGCAGTTACAACTAATTACACTTTGACTGCTAATAAAAACGCACATACAGTAAGTCCTACAATTAATAACGGAGTTTCTGTGGTCGTGCCAAACAACGCAATCTTAGTTATCTTATAGTTATGCCAATATCAATTAACGGATCAGGAACAATAACAGGAATCTCAGTAGGAGGTTTACCAGATGGTTGTGTTCAGCTTGCTGATTTAGCAACAACAGGAACAGCATCAAGTTCTACGTTTTTAAGGGGAGATGCAGCATTTGCGGAAGCTGGCGGAGGTAAAGTTTTAAAGCATTATTACAACTCCTACGATACTTCTACTTCTATGGGTGGAGCTTCATCATATTCAATGTATGGCGGATTAGTTGCAACATTCACACCTTCAGCAGCAAGTAGTTTACTTCTTGTGACGATGGTACAAGCAGGGCAACACATTATTACCAGCGACCCAGATGTATCAATGAAATATAGAATTAAAAGAACAATAGCGAGTGGAACTGAGACTGATATTTATGAAATTGATTATGTTGCTGATCGTGCTACAAGTAACGCACGACATTTTCATCATGTTCCCATGACTATTTTAGATAACCCGACATATAATTTAGGCGAATCTATTGTTTATAAACCATTTATTTCAAAATATACAGCTAACTACGGCACTACTTATCAGGCACAATATGGAGATACAAGATCTCATGTAACTATTTTAGAACTTGCAGCGAACTGATAATTATGAATTACACCAAACATGATGCTCTTAACTCACTCAAACCAACTCATAAATGGACTTGGGCTGGTTATAACTATGCAGATTTAGTTTGGGATGATTCTGATGTAAAACCTACAGAAGCAGAAATTGATGCGGAACTTACGAAACTAAATAATGCAGAGCCGATGAAACTTTTAAGAGAAAAAAGAAATGAAAAACTTGCTGAATCAGATTGGACTATACTTAGTGATAGTCAACTAACTACAACTAAACAGAACGAATGGAAAACATATAGGCAAGCACTAAGAGATTTACCAGCTTCAGCAAATCCTAAGATTGAAGCTGATTCTGGTGTATTAGATCCCTCTTCTTATACACTTCCAACTGAACCTAGTTAATTATGAGCAAAATATCACTCAAACACTCAGGCGGTAATGTTGTTTCACTCAACTCTCCAACTTCCGCACCAACTTCCGCAGACGTAGCATTTAAACTACCAAATGCTGATGGATCGGCTGGTCAGGTTATGAAAACAGACGGCTCTGGTAATTTATCTTTCGGAGCAGAAGCAGCCGTAACAACTGATGCTTTGACATTACAAGCGTATGGAAGTTTTGATTTAGCTTCTGGAGCGACTTCTTTTTCTGCTGGCGATCAAATGGGACCATTTGACACTATAGGAACTTTGGTTGGTATAACAAAAGGAACAGGCAATAGTGTTGCAAACTCAAGGTTTACTTTACCTTCTGCGGGTATTTATAATATTCAAGCAAAAATGTATGCTGCGGGTAATGCAAACCCTGCAAATTTTGGCTTTCGTATTTTACAAAATGGAACAGTTATATCTCATGCGTATGAAGATACTGCTGGATTTGTTGGTTCAAATGGTGACTATATTCATTTCAACCACTATATAGGCGAATTTGCTGCTAATGATTATATTGAGCTACAAGGTGCAGGGAACTTGTCTAGTTGGAATGTAGATCAATATTATAATCGTTTGACTATTTACAAAATCGGAACACTGTAATGAGTACACTAAAAGTCACTAATGTTGCACACGAAACAAGTACATTAAATACGCTTGTATTTGATAATGGTGGTGGTTCTGGTAACGGAAGAGTAACCACAAAAGGAACTATTGGAG